TTCTTTTTTTATCACCAAATATACTCCAACCTCTTGTCTTAACAACAGTAGGATTTTTAGCTTTACCAGATATTAATTGTTTACCTTCACCAGCTCCTAATAATAAATACTGTAATGCGTCATGGACATGGGAATATCTATTCTTCATTGGCTTTTCGTCATACCTATCACCTGAAGTCTGCATTCTTCTGTAGAAATAACCACCATTAAATCCTTTTTTAAGATTAATACATCTATGATCTACTAAGAAACCAGCAGATCCTTCTACTAATCTAGCTAATGAAGTTTCAACAGCTTCTATTCTAAGAGCTACATCATTACTATGAGTAGGTTTACCCATTATGCCATTTTGTCGCAGTATTTGAAATGGTGTAGTTTCATCTGTTTGAGCTCTAAAATCTCCAGCTGGATCACCAAATACTTCTATATCTAAATTTCTATAATTTTTTGCAAACTCATATTTTAATAGTTCACTAAATCTTGCAATACCCATATCAAAACATACTAACTCTTGAAGTATAATCCATCTACCATTAGGTAACTTTTGACCGAACACTGCAGCTGGTGTTAAACCAAAGTCAATACCAACATAGACTGTTGTTTGAGCCGGCTCTAGATCTTCTTTTGATAAATGTATTTCCATATTCCAGTTAGGATATACTGGTTTACCTTCTTCTAAAGATCCTAGTTTATTCATTACATAAACATCAATCCACCCTTTCATCTTACCTTTAATAATATTGTTATAATAATCTTGTGTAAGATTGTTTTGATTTTCGCATTTACTATTTCTTTTATATCCTTTGAGTGTACCATCTTTATTTTTATCTTCTAACAAAGCAGATGGCTGCGTATAAAAATTCCAATTCTCAGGCTTAACTAACATCAAAGCTTCATCTCTAGATAGATGATCTGGTACTGGTACATCACCAGCCATAATAGGCCACCAATGATCTTCTTCTGGTGCGTTAGTATCTGCAATAACTCCATACCAAGAAGCACCACCATCACGCATACTAGGATATCTACCTACCCTCATAGTACAAGCGTCAATAATGCTCTTAGGAAGCTCTCTGGCTTCGTTTACCCATACACCTGTTAGTTCTAATGATAAAAGCTTTTTAACATCTTCAGGCCTATCTAAAGCTAAGAATATGACCTCTAATTCTAGTTCACCTACATTTATTCTGTGCGTATAAGGTACTGACCATGAGAATATACCCCATTCATTTTCAGGAAACCAGTCTAACCACGTCTTGATAGTAGTCGTTTTAAGTTGCGGATTAGTATTCCGAATAACGGCCCACCTACTTTTTCTTTTCCCTTGTGCATTTTTTTCTTGTTGGAGAGCACGTCTAAGTACCTCAATAGCGCAAGCGACAGACTTGCCACTTCCTACTGGCCCTCGTAAACCTCTAAAAAACTCATTCCCCTTTAGAAAGTTCTTTAAGGTATTGCCATCTGGTTTGTAACTTAGCTGTGCCATTTATACTAGATTCTTGTCTATCGCTTCTCTTAGCAATCTTTCTCTGACTTTTGGGCCAAGGCTTTCTATTAATTTGTCGCACTCCTTGTCCGTTACTGAAGCTTCTGGAAGGAATTTTAGATGTACCTTTCTTACGATCTGTCTTAGCTTCCGTCTTTCTGCTAGAGAAATGTGAAATAGCTGCCTGTTCTCCAGATTCGTTACGTCGTCTGTTTTGTCTATACTCATACAAAAACTCCTTAAATAAATCCCAATCAAGATATATCATTGGACTAGAAAAGTCTCTTTTTAATATTAATAAATCAGCAGATCCTTTCCATTTATCTAATTGGGCGAAGCCCTCGCCATTTTTTCTAGCTTTGACTTCAATATTAGTTCCCTCAAAAAGATCAGATACTTGAACGTCATGAGGGAACGCAGCAATAGCACCAGATAAAGGTTGTCGCCTGGCATTAAACCCTTCAGCTTGAAAGAGTTTTACTATTTCGTTCTCTACTCTAGTACCCTTTCTTTTTGCTTTGCTTGACAACTTTCATTCCTTTTTTCTTAGCTGTTTCTTTTGCTTTTTTCTTTCCAGCAGCAGTATATGGAAATTTCATTTTACCAACTTTAGGCATTTTTGACCTCACTTTCTTTATTGACTTTAGACTTTAAAACTTGACTACGCAATATTATTCTATCTTCATAAGCTTTATCTAACTTATTCATTAATACATTGTTTATTTCTTTAATATCTTTTACTTCGTCTTGAAGTATTCTTACAGTAGTCGTTAAATCATCAATAGTCATAGTTTTCATTCCTTATTGTTATAAAATTTTTTTAGGTAAACTACAACTATATTAGAAATAAAATATTATTTCAATTCACTTACTAGCAGTTCCACGCTCTAAGTGATTTATTAATTCTAGAATCAGGATCTCTTGCTGTTTTTGCAGAAGTCAGCTTCTTTTTCATACCTTTCATTCTTGCACAGAATGATTTTCTTCTCTTATTGCCCTTTTTCTTTGAAGGAGCTTTAAGATTGCCACCAGTAGCTCTGTTATAACTAGCTCTACCTTTGGCATTTAATCCTCCACTTGGATTTTTTCCTTCTTTTCTTTGCCATGCTGGAGTTGCCATTAGAAACTCCTAAACTTTTTTACTTTAGCTGCTATACCTTTAGGTTGCTTAGACACTTGTTTGCCTTTTTTCTTTGTTTTTCTTTTAGCAGCAGTAGTTCTAGCGTATTCACTAGGAGATAAAGCTTTAATAGCAGCACTTGGCAAATATCTTTCACCTGTTTCAGATGATTTCTTACCAGACTTGGTACGCCATTTCTGTTTACCCCATGCTTTTAGCGATTGTTGTGATCTTGCAAGAGCCATTATCTATATCCACCACCAGCAGCTTTATATCTTTTTGCTAATAGCTGTGCTTTTCTTGCAGACCATTGTCCACTAGCTGTACCTTGAACAGCAGATGACTTAATAGACTGAAACAGTCTTTTTCTAAGAGTAGGCTTGGTATAGTTACCAGCCTTATTTACTGTACTTTTTTTCTTCATAACTTTTATTGCCTTGCAAGGCGTGAGAGAAACCCTCTCTTGGTTTATCGTCTAAAGACATTTTACCTTAAATCTTAGAAATATTTTTGTCTACGCACATATGTTTACTTTTTTTAACTCTGTTGTGTGTATGACATCTTTACTACTAACCACCTGTTAGTTTTTAACCCCCACCCTCTCGTTCTAGCTAAGATCGATACTAACCTTTATATCTCCGACTACTTGGTGATTAACTCTGTCTGGTGTACGTAACCCAACTCTATCTAGTATATCCTTACTAGCTTCTAGCTGTACATACTCTGATTTAGCGCCATTACTAAGGGCGACTAACTTATTACTTGCTGTTACTGCACCTAGACCTATCGTTCTTGACACACATTCCATCATGTATCTTTGTACTTTTGGGAGACGTAGTGTACGAGAAGCACTTACCCTAGCTGATTCTCTACTGACTTTTGTTGAATATCCAGCCTTTTCTGCTGCTTCGACTATGCTGCACCCAGTTGATACGATGGTATCGACAAGTGCCTTTTGTTTATCTGTTAATTCCGTATTATCCGTCATATTCGCTATCGTTGGATAATTGTAATCATTGATAAAATCATGTCAAGCATAATCAACATGGTGTGACGATTGGAGCTAATCCAGCCCTCGCTAAAGTCGAGCCAAGGTCTCGCCCCTTCGGGCTTCGGTCTGGGCTAAAGAGAATAAAAAGAATAAAGATAAAGAATATAATAAGAATAATAGAAAGGATAAATAATGATAATAATAAATATGATAATGTTAATATATATAATTATGAAGATAAGAAAGATAGAGAAATCTCTTATGTCTTATAAACATGATAATGATTAAGATAAACTAGTCAACCCACAAGGGGTGCAGCGTAGCTGCCTTTACCCCCCCTTATTCGTAAGATTTGGGGAAAGGGATAAAGTGACAAGTATATCTAAATCACCAACTTGCTTGGCAAGACTGTGAGAAAAGCTCACACACTAAATAAATAACGAAAGATAATACAATGAATAAATTAAATGATAAATTATTAAATGACTTAATTGATAATAATCTCAGTGCTTTGAGATCTATGTATGACAATCAGGTACATACAGAGTTCAGAGATACTGACGCTGATGGTAATGACATCAACAATTCATTACAATCAGTAGTGTATCAACTCAATGGCATTATTCCAACTTTATATAACCAAGTCTCATATGCTGACAAAATGCTCAGTTATGCAGAAAATGGTCTTAAATGGGAAAAAGACAAAATGGGTGCTAGTTCAAGAATATCAAATCTTGATATGTATGCAAGATCTCAAGAGATTGCACACACTAAACTTCATGCATTAGAAAAACAATTCAATGCGAGAGAACACAACTTCTATCATGCATATGCAAGAATGGTTGCTTATACTAAGTATTTCAAAGAAATTACTGGTGATGAATATGTACCTTATACATCTAAATCAACAAAGTATATGCCTAGTGAAGAAAGACAAAACAAAGTAAATACAATTAAAACTAAACAAAAAGAAAAACTAAAAGAGTTTTATAATTCTACAATGGGTAAATTAGAAAAACCTTTAGACAATGATGATGGTACTATATCATCTGAATTAATCCCAGCTGTCGCATAGTTGGGATTTTATAAATTTTCGCTGCCCTACGGGCAGCGTTTCTTATGGTTAAGAATAACATACAAAAGCCACAATTCGGTGGTAATGCCAGGTGCACTGGTCAGACTTAACCGAAAACAATGGAGAATAATATATGATAACTAAAGCATTTAAATCAGGTATATGGGTAGGTAGCACACTACTTAACAGTAAACTATAC